AGTGAAACCCGTTGACTTTTCCCATTTTAAAAAAACCTCCCTAAATAGTAGATATGGCGTATTACGTCACGAATGAGAACTCATTCTTAGACATTAAGAACGCACATCTACGTGTCACAGGAAACGTACATACGGATGTTCTCAAAGTAGGTTCCATTGGATTTCAACCAGCCGGTTCGAATATCTCAGGCACCGTCAACTTTACGAACGTCACCACAGGTGTCAGTACATCATCCAACCTAGATGTTGGTGGAACGCTTAATCTTGGAACTATCGAGTTATCCGCATCAACACATACACTAGATCATATAACAGCTCGTGGAAATGTAACATCTACCACCGTGCAATTCGATAATGCGACGACGGGATTAGTGACGACTGCGAATGTGGAAGTGGGTGGTGAGTTGACCGTGACTAGAAATGTTACTGCCGATTATTTTGTGGGGGATGGGAGTAATATAACCGGTATTTCCTCGACACTTCAAGCGATAACAGATTCCGGAAACGTCACGTCTAATACTATTCAATTTTCTAATGCGATTACTGGTTTCGTGACCACTGCGAATATAGAAGTGGGTACGGCTAACCTCTTCGTTGATACATCGTCTTCACGACTAGGAATCGGGACGACGACTCCGGATAATACACTCCACATTTCCGGAACCCAAAATCAATTAGTTCAGATCCAGAATACATCTGATACCGCGCGACTTGTTTTAAATGGCAGTTCTGGAACCGGTGGTGATTTAATATTTAAACAAGCTGGTACAACGACGTGGGGAATTGCTTCGATCGGTGATAGTCTCCATTTCTTAGGAGATGATTCTACTACACAGACGCGAATGACTATAAATAATGCTGGAATCGTAACCACTCCATCTAGACCCGCATTTTACGCGTGGGATAATGTATCGACTCGTAGGAACCACAACCTAGGTATCCTCATGCATGATTCAACAACGTATAACATCGGTTCACATTATAACACATCTACGGGTCGGTTTTTAACGCCTGTAGCCGGAACCTATATTTTTGCTGCGGTTCTCGTGCATGATTCAGCGAACGCACTCTCATCTCCTATTTATTCATTCTATGTTGACGGAGGGAATCGCCGCGATATCATAGAGGGTACGGGTTCACACAACGCGCATCATGAACAACACGGTGTATACATAGTTAACTTAAACGCTAACCAGTCCGTAGATATACGATCGCGCACCGCTAGTGATATTACATTTATTAACGGTGATCATGGAGCGTATTATAGGAACTGTTTCCAGGGTGCATTATTAGGTTAAAAAGAATGTTATACTATATAAAATGTCGAGTTGGTATTTTTGTCTTGAACCTGGTACATTGGAAATTGTTGACCGTTTCGAGGGTACAGAGGAAGATGTTAAAACGAGATCGTCGAGATTGGAATTTGTAAAATTGGATTCGGGTGTGGATCCTAGGGTTGTAGATATTTCCAGAGACGACTCTGGAAACGTCATAATAGAGGTAAACCAAGAAAAGATCACTAAAATGAACGAAGATGTACGTCAGTTTAATCTTATACAATTACGAATAAAACGTGATATACTCTTACAACAATGTGATTGGGTTGTGAGTATATCCGATTCACCTTTACCACAAGAAAAGATTGATGAATGGAAAGTGTACCGCCAAGCCCTTCGCGATCTACCCACAGCGACCGAAGATCCAACTAACCCCGTTTGGCCCGTCGCTCCAACTTCATAAACACATTTCCTCCAAAGTGGACTGCAACCCACTTTGCAAGAAAAAACCTTTGTACATATTAAATGTCCACGAACGGCATACTAAATTTTCAGAACACGAATAAGATTATATTCGGTGGTTCTGATTCGAACGTGGTCATTGATACGTCTAACGTAAGTTTGGGCATTGGTATTCAGGGGACTGAAACACCAGGGTCAAATCTTCATGTCGTTGGAAACGCCTTTATTTCTTCTAATCTCAAATTAACCACTGATACATCGATTCTTGTAAACTCCAATGTGGTCACCGACTTTTCCGGGCCTCATGGGCGGTTGCCAAAGGTGGTGCCTTTGAAGAAGTATCCGGAGATTGTTTTTGAAGAGGGGAAGTTTGACTCTAATGAGTCGACGAATACCTATGTTCAAGCGGGGTATACGGTGAGTGCGAGTTCGAGTAACCCACCTACTTATAGTCCAATTAAAGCATTTAATGGTATTATATCTGGAGATGATGCATGGACTGTGAGTGGTTCGCCATATCAAGATGAGACTGGGGGCGACCCTGGTGCTTATAACGCTGGTACATATTCGACTGACGTCTTCATGCCTACGAGTACGAGTATACCTGGAGAATATATACAAATTAAATTACCATATAAGATTAAACCAACCAAGTTTGGGGTGGCATCGTATTCAATCGGTAATGATTCACTTCGTCAACCTAATTCTGGTGTTTTTGCCGGGAGTAATGATGGTACTACTTGGTATAAATTGGTTGAATATTCTGGTGAGACGTCTTGGACGCGTGGAGCGTTTAAATCGTTTATAGTCACAGATAATATAGATTCCACTTACGAATATGTAAGATTCATTATACGTCGAGTAGGTAACCACGGTGACCATACCGGCGTTACCTTATCAGATGGTTCTTTAAGCATTCACGGTTTGGAAATCTACGGCTACGAAGAGGACCCACCCGCAGGGGATATATCCGTGGATACCACCTTCACGTCCATCATGAACACACCCCAAACGACTGGGGCCAATGTGTACGTCGATGGGAGCTTAGGTGAGACCTTCACGAACCGCGTCACCGGACCCACACCCGTCGGAACCGCCACGACCCATGACAATACCAACAAGTATTGGGAAATGAATGGTCAACTTACCTCTAATATTACCGTCGAAGCCAATACATTCTTGGAGGGTGACCAACCCCATGCGGTCTCAGTGTGGTTCAATTCTTCTAATTTGGAGGCGAACGTTTCCAATACGTGCGTGTTCTCGATTTCGGATCAGGAACACCTCAACTCCCAGAACTTGGATCTCCAATCGAACACGTGGCACAACCTTACCTACTCCTACCAAGGTGAAGGTGGCTCCCGAGTCGCCTATCTCGATGGACGTAAGGTGGCTGAGGACCAAGCCGAAGATACCTTCGGGGAGTACCCACCCTTCGCGATGACGGGGTACGCACAGGGTGGGTATGTGGTGAGTTCGAGTCGTGAATATGTTAATGTGGCGTCAGGTGGAACGTTTCCATCTTGGCATTGTTTCAATAAAAGTAGTTCAGACGCTGGTTCTTACATTGGACTTGATTATGCATATAATGGTCTTAACGGAATATACACTGCGAATGGTGGACCGTTAAAAAATTTAGGAACGGCGTCGGGGTCGTCTGCGACTATTGACGGAGAATACGTAATAATCGAAATGCCACATAAATTAAAACTTTCTTATGTGAATGTCAAGGAACGAGGAAGTCAGACCACTCATGCTCCCGGAGATGGTAAAATTTATGGAAGTCATGATGGGTTTGACTGGGTAGAGATAGCTTCATTTTCGGGTCTGACATACAATAATATAGATACTGCTTACACACCCATAACTGTTAACGCTGATACTGCGTATGAAATGTTTGCGTTTGTAGTATCGAAAAATGCGGGTTACGCGGGATATTCGTCAATAGGAGAACTTCGCTACTACGGCCACCGCGAGAACGACCTGGTCCGCCTTCCCGATCCCACGAATGTCTTGAAGTATCCGCACATTGCGATGACGGGTCCGGCACAAAGGGGGTATGTGGTGACGGCTTCTGCTTCGGATTCAGATGTTGGGGGTACCCATCCGGGCCGATACGATCTATATCAACCACATTCGGTGTTTGATGATATTACTTCGACAGAATGGTTAGGTAAAAGCAATCGATACGATTCCAGTGGAGACCACATAGCTGGACAAACAACATTTGAAACTTCGAATACATGGACGGGTGATTGGTTACAAATACAGTTACCACATAAAATTAGATTAACAAGTACAAAGATTGCGAGGCAATTGAGTGATGTATACGGTACGAATCGTTCGCCTAGACAAGGTGCTATATTAGGTTCAAATGATAGCACAAATGGGTGGCAGTATATACACAATTGGTCGGGTATAGGGGCAAGTGATTGGCCGAGTGGTGGAGTTCATAGAGAATTCATATTTACAACACCATCAAATGCCTATTATAAATATTACAGATTCATTATAGAAAAAACACAAACTGACGGCTATACATCTATAGGTAGTTGGCAACTTTTCGGAACAGGTGTCGACTCCATCCCCATCCAGATCGGTGGCGGGAACATCGACAAGGTGGCGAACTTTAGGGTCTACGACCAGTTCGTGGGGGAGGACCAAGCCCTCGAGATTTGGGATGCCCAAAAGGATGAATTCGGGCGGGCCAAGTCCTCGATGACCCTACAGAAAGGTCGCCTTGGGATAGGGACCACAGAACCCCAAGGAAGATTGGCGGTCTTGGATGAACCCCACAACTTGGAAGAGTTTCCTCCTAGGGGTATTCCCTCAACCGGACCAATCACCCCGGGAAATTCAAAGGTTAACATAGATGGACATGGAACATATGAAGTATTATATTCTGTCAGTGACCCAAGTCATAATAATAGTGCTACAGACAATCCACTAGTACTTTTTGATAAAAACCCCAATAGCGGTGTGTATTCACAGATAAATACATTCGTACTAAACTCTGCCGGGACGACTGGTTCAGCCGTTGGTAGTGGAAACCCGTTAGCTGACCCCGCGATATACACGGGTTCTAGTACACATGGTGATAGAACATATAAATCACTCGGTGGGTATGGGGGTATATGGTATGGTCTCAAGTTTCCGTATAAAGTTAATTTAAATGAAGCGTATATCTTACCCCGGGACGATTCTGTAACGGTTACACCCAATACAGCAGTATTCTTGGGAAGTGAAGATGGCGGTGTCACATGGACCAAAATTGGTGGGTTCAGTGGTGCTTCATGGGTAGCGTACAAGTATAACGAGTATACCCTTTCACACACGAAACCAATAAACGCGGTCGCCATGGTTATCACCCACAGTAACCATTATTATGCCGCGAACCTGGGTGAAATCAAGTTCTTCGGCACCCGTGAGCAGGGTCAATCCGTCCTCCACGATGGTCAACTAACCCTCACGAAATCGTTAAATGTTCCCCGAATTGGGCCGGCTCTCGACGCGGACGATACACCCCGTCGGGACCGACTCGTGGTGGAATACAATACCTCGACCAACCAGGCTACAGGAACCGACCCCACCTTCGATGGGGTTGTGCGGGACACGAGTGGGAGGGGGAATGACGGGGTGTATTACCGCCGGGCCGCGGCGACGAACACCACCGGTGGTTATAATGCTACAGAGAAGGCTTTTGAATTTGCGTCGTACGGGACGCCCGAACAACATATACAAACACCAAAATTAAAAAATCCAAGTGGAAACTGGGTATTTAGTGTATCTTGTTGGTTTAAGGCTAATAGTTTACATACAGGTGGAGTATGGCAAACAAATCCTGGTGGTACCGATATAGCTGCAGGTGTCCAAGTGAGACCTGATGGAACTCTTAGAATATTCGTATGGGGTACCACTATCGGTGATTTTGCAGGGGGGTACTCGGTTGGTGACTGGGTACATGTAGTGGCTTTATTCAAGGGCGCTGGTCAAAAGGGTGAGTTATTTATTAATGGATCTTCGAAGGTTTTAACAAATAATAATTCACCTCTCAACCTCTCTGGTGATAATCGAATATACATAGGATCCCAAGCAGATACGGATGCGTCGGTGACGTCACCTTTTCATGGCTTCATCTCCAACTTCAAACTCTACGACACAGCCCTCACGGCCGAAGAGGTCAAGACCCTCTACTATATGGGTCGCAATGGGAGTGTGGCGAACCCCCAACCCCTTCACATTGCGGCACCTTTGTACTCACCGGGGACGATCGTTCAGGTTGAGAGTTCGACTATGATTGAAACATGGAGTTCATCCCTCGCCTCGGACGCCAACATCGCCGCGGCTACTTTTCTAGATATAGAAGGAATGTCGGTAAAAATACACCCCAAATTTAGTAATAGTAAATTCTTGATATCTTATCACGCGAATATAGGAACTAATGGACACGTAGTTTTGAGATTAAAAAGAACACATAATGGGGTAGACACTTTTATAGCACAACCAACCGCAGGTCAGAATAGAATGGAAGGTACAGCTTATTGTCATGCGCGTTCTAGCAACGCTTACGGCTACTCGTTAGAACATTTGGACAGTCCCGGTAATGACACAGGTGATATTACCTATCAGCTAGTTGCACACTCTAAGCGAGGGGATGCTTATTTTATTCTTCTTAATAGGAGTTACACCGATGGTGATAATGAATATTATGGCCGTGCATCTAGTACAATAACCGTAAAAGAAATTTGTCAATAAAAAATTCTTATATAATGTAAATGGATATATTTTGTGTTTTATCCAATTTTTACCAGGGTCAACAATGGTCTTTTATAGGAGATGAATATGATGGTTTAAAATGGAATGAGACAAACACTCTCCCAAAACCAACCCTCGAAGAGTTAACAGAGAAATGGAATGAATATGTAGCGGCCCAACCCCTCAAGGAATTCCGCTTGGCACGGAATCAGGTCCTCGAACAAACCGATAAATACGCCATTCCCGATTGGCCACACTCCACCCCAGAAGTTCGACAAGCATGGCTAGACTACCGCCAAGCCCTTCGCGAGCTTCCCTCCACAACCGAAGATCCAGAGAACCCAGTTTGGCCGGTAAGACCAGATGAAGTCACGGAGGAAAATACATCAAACGTTGTAGCCGAGTAACACAGTTACTCGTACATGAAAAAAAAACACATTTCCTCCAAAGTGCAACCCACTTTGTAAGAAAAAACCTACACCAATAATAGATATGAACGGAAACGATAGGTTTTTGAATATCAACGACGCTCACCTCAGGGTGATGGGTGGAAATGTTCATGCTAGTAGTTTCAATCTTGACCAGATCTCAATCACAACTACCAGTACAACCGC